TTTCCTTATCATCGCCATCTTGCTGGGTGTACTCCATCGCAGTCAATTTACGCACTACATCATCATCCAGTCAAGTGCTTTTTCAACTTTAATTGTAATTTTTTCAGGGTCAAAGTCCTTAGCCTTAACTTTACAAGTAAAGTGTCCATCAAGTGCCATATATACAGCATCCATGATATCATCATTCTTTCCCTTAGGATAAGATAAAAATTCTGCCTGTGCCACTAAGTCTTGTGGTCTAAAGAAGAACTGACCCTTTGCCAGCATAGGAACTAACGATATAAGTCTTTCGCTCTTCCTACTCCTTGGTTTCACACCCTTTTCAAGACCGGGTATGTATAAATCTTGTTCAAACATAAGCTTTCTTACAGCGGCTCGAAGTGCTTCCTGATAAGCTACTGTTTCTACCTTCATTCTCTTGGGTCTATACTTTTTATATATCTCGATGACTTTATCAGGCTGTAACGCAGGACTGATTTTGTCCCTGAATAAATCGACAATATACTTATTCCCATCGCTGTCAACACCGATAGTAGCAATGACGAAAAAGTCAGCACGAGCTGACAAAGAAGAAGCAGGGTCAATTCCACAGTAAAGTTCAACTGGGAGTATTGTTTTATCATCACCCTTCTTCCTGACGAGACAATTCTGTCCATTAATCCTTTCGAACTCGTAATGGTGTATTTTAATATATTCTGGTTTAAAAGGTGCATTGTCTGGCGATTGAGCTTCATTCATGTACTCCTGATAGAATCCATTAGCATTACCAACACTCTCGAATTCCTGTTTTATAGCGTGAATTCTTGACATTGGGAATCTTTCTTCCCAAATACTATCTCCATTTTCATCAGTTATTGCATACCATAATACTTTCCAAGCTGGCGACTCCTTTGCCCAATATAAAAAACAATCTTCAGATATTACCGTTCCTATCATTACTAATCTACCATTATCAGATAATGATGGTATAACAGCTTCCGTTATCCATTTTCTATTCTTAGCACGAGCCTCTGCGGTAAAAGCATTTAGTTCAGACTCGAAATCATCAACAATAATAAGATTAGGACGAGTATCGCCCTCAAGAAAACCACGAACTCTTTGACCTGTTCCAACTGCTATGATTCTGCTTCCATTTCCAAGTATGATATCATTCCCAGTCCATCTTTTGGCTGTATTAGGACCCATGTCTCCGAAGAGTCTTCTGAAATTATCCGAATGTTGGAGATGGTACTTAATCCTCGATAGAAAGTTAATGCTCTGTGTTTGCGACTCGGATATGATAACAATAAACAAGTCCTCGTCAGATGGTTTGAATGCAACACGATATAGGGGTAGTACTAAAGAAGTAACGGTACTTTTAGCTGTTCCCCGTGGGGACGCAATCAGGACTCTTTTATTGTCATCATTGCGAAGCTCCCTATACACCTCATTATGAAAGGGAGGTATTTCAACCTTTAAAGCTGTTGGGAAGCAAATTTTTCCAAATAATCCAAGATTTGTCTTGAGTTTTTGGAGAGCCTGAGTTGCCTCATATTGCTTCTCATAATCCATCGCCTTCCTTCTCTACCACCTCTCTGGCTGTAAGTTTGTTTTCTTGAACATTAATCTCATCCAATAGTTTTTTCGTTTGAATTGCCTCTATCTGATGAGTAGTAACTGTCTTGGTCTTCTCGTTCATACCATGAAGGTCCATTAATTTTTCAGTCGCTCTCATGAGATTAGTAACATCCCTCTTTTCTACAGCCATCTGAATAGCCTTATCGAGTAAATCTAGGGTATATTCCTTATCTTTACCAGTATCGGCTAAGAGTGCTTCTAATTCACTTCTTACCATTCCTCTAAAAACCTCACTTTTCATATGGCGTTTCCACTTTCTATGCTCTCCGGGGGTTGTTGAACCCAACGCCATGTCTATTGATAGATTATAATCCATTGTCTGGGCATAAGCCATTGCAAGATTCTTCATCTTATCCTGACCAGCCCGTACATCCAGTTGGGACTTCCCCGACATAGTGTGTGGAGTAGACCTTCCTTCTGCTAATAATTTTCTTGTCTTATAGTGGGGTTGATACATGAAATACCCCCACGGAAACCTTAGATAGATACTTTTACCACTTGTCTTCTCATGTGGATAAAATGTCTTCTTTATTACCAAAGCAACTAGTTTATCGTCACTTAAGGCATATTCCCCCTCATTTACTTCTTTCCAATGCTTGTATTCTATACCCTGTTTATCAGCCTCATCCTTAGTATAGATACTATAATATACCTTACCAGTCTTATGATTTATGGGTATCTGATACATACATCAACCAACATCGTCAATCTTACCTGTACTAGCTAACTTATCAATAGGTTTGCCACTAAACATACTTTTAGCATAATTTAAAATACCCTCAGCAGGCTTTAATTGATTTCTAAGCTGGTCTGGCTTCGACCAATGTGCCTCATATTCATGAGTTCCTTTTTCGTCATATACTTTTTCTCCCCCACCATGTTTAAATAAATCTTTAGCGTGTTTCACAGCGAACCCAAATAGACCTTCATCTCTATATTGAGCAATATGAGGTAGTTCTTCTTTAACAATTCTATCAATATCCCAATCTTTGAGATTTTCGTGCATTTTACTCGGTGCAAAGATAGTATTCCCTATAGTGAATGGTCTCCCCTGTGATAGCCAACCGGGAGATTGTCTTACAGATACACCTAAATCTCCAGCCATATTTGCTTCTTCAGAACTAAATCTAGTGTTATCTCTCTTAACCTTTCCAAGTAATTGCATTAAATTGAACATATACCCTCTTTATAAATATACGGGTGCGTATTAACCCAAGTTTAAGAATTAAGCTCGAAATGTACCAAATCGTCGAAATTGTTATCCTTAGTAGTCCTAGCAGACTCTTTAAGACTTGAGCCATTCCAATCTCCTCCCCATCTTACATCAACGCCTTGTGAAGCGGCTATACCCAATACAAACCCACCTAAATAATGGAAGTCATCTCTTGATTTCCAGTCTATTGGATACGGGGCTATATCTACAGCCCTTCCTTGAACGTGCTTACCGAACTTTGTTTTAGATTTTCCCTGAGCAACTAGCTCATTCTGACGTTTCTGAGAGCGTACACCCTCTATTACAGTAATATCGAAGTATTTTACCACCTCATTCAAAACGTTCTGGAGTTTAGCGTCTACTCCCTTCAGTCTATTCCTGCTTCTTTTACCGAATCTAGGCATTAAAAAAACTTACAAGCAGGAGAAAAGAACCTTTTAGCACCCCTACCTACCTTTCTCATGAACTTCGTCCAAAAATCCAACCTAGGACGTCCTCTCTTACGTTTCCTACGCATTTTATCTCCAATATGTTATAAAGTTCCAAGATTTACTGATAGTAGAACCTACAAAGCTATTGTCAGTTTTGACAGACCTACGCCAGCGACTACCCCTTGTAGCTCTACTACAATTATCAAGGTAATCTATCTTTGGAATTAGAGTTCGCATTATTTAGACCTTATGGCGGTCAAGCCTTTCCGCAGTCGACTATGATAGTCTTTAACGGACTTGTATAGCGATTCTCTTTTTCTTTGAGCATAAAACCCCTGTATTGTCTCCATCTCTTTATAGAGCAACTGGTAATCTATGTCTCCAGTTGGGCTAATGTACTTATGAAATACGCTATCTTGCAATATATTAATTTAAAAAAATTTTAGGGGTAGAGCTCTAAACTAACCTTTTGCTTGTTGGTTAAAAGGTTGTATAAAGTGTTCAATAGAGAGCTGTATAGTACTATAGGTAGAAGGTGCTTGTCAAGACTTTTTTTCCAACAAGTGAAACTAATCCGTAATACTCCCATCTCACTCCGTGCTCACTCCCTCAAATAGCATAATATGCGGTGATTATAATCGTAATTCATGCAAAATAACCGATTTTCATAAAAATATTATACAGTGGGCGTACATGATATACCAGTTGCGAGTACCCGCTGTTTTTCACCTCTGCCCCCTTTGTTTTCGTTGAATTCAGCTCTGAAGGTGAAAAACCACGGGTTCTCTTGCAACATCACAGCCCCTGCTTTTCTCTCGTTGTATTGGAATAACCATTATAATGAGATTGCTAATAACATATCACTAAAGGAGTGAACAATGAAACAAGCACTAATAGACAACCTACAATCCTTATTTACCATCTTTGGTATCCATATAGATGTAAGTACTGGAATGTCCAAGCAAGGTTATAGTTACTTTCAACTGAAGAATCTATCTGAAGTCATCAAAGATGAAGATGGAACAGAAATGACTATCCTTGAATGGTTTACCCAACACATGACTGATAAGGCTTATAGTTGGTTAATCCCATTATCCGATGGTAAGGTCATTTCCTACAGGCTTAATATCAACATAGCTGGGAAAACAAGCTATTTGGATACTCAGACTAACAGGACTGTATATCATACTAAGACGAGCGTAAGTTTCTCTCAAGAGGCTGGTATAATCGTATCTGACGGTGATGGTCTTGTCAAGGCTATTGAGCAACAAGTACGAGATTACAAACTTACTCAAGATGCTGGAAACAAGGTAGTACAAGCATAACTAAGTTGTCTGAATATATCCCCTCCTACCACTTGTGTCTTTACATGAGTGGTGGGTGTAGGGGTAGTTTTTATTACACGGAACCAATGTGCGAGCATTGACTGTGTTTGTTAATTGGTATTTTTTAAGTGATTAAATAGGAGTGATAAACAACATGACCAAGTGAATCAAAGTCAGCGTGGTGACATAGCCATGCACAAGGTTGTAATGACCAAAACTGTGATGAAACGAATGGGAACAAGAGAGATTAAATGGGTTGGAATCGCCTGATAATACATTCGCCCGTATTGTCTCGCTATGGTTTCAGCCCACTCTCTTTTTTATTAACTCTTAAAAGGAATGGTAAATAATGAGACTAATAAGTGTGAGTTACACCAATGAAGACCCTGACAAGGGTAAGATATATTGGTGGACATTTGAGATGTTCAATGACATTTTAAGTTGTTGGACAAGAAGTTATTCTGAACCCCGTGCGAAGATTAAGATTCGCATACAACAAAAAGGAGAATAGAATGTTACAATACATTTCTAAACTTTGGAATCAACTGAAATTGTTGGTTCTTAACACTATCATCAGCAAGATACATACTCTTAAGAAAGAAGATTATATAGTAGTTCATAAAGAAGGTCAACCATACCTTATTAT